AGCGGAATCAGGAAACTAGGTGCTATCCCATCTATCTTTACTCATCACACAGATAAGGTAGATGTAATTTCAAAAGCTCTTGAGTATAAAAGTAATTATGGTGCCTGTAGAATAAATAGTGCCCTCAAGTACGATGTCGATACTCGACCCGGTGATTGCGGAAGCTTAGTTTACGCTAAGAATCCCGCAATCGCTGGTAAGATTATCGGCTTCCACTTGGCAGGACACAACGGGATTGGCATTGCCATTCCCGTGTCCCGAGAATTTCTAGCTAGAAATTTGAACGGACTTGACGTGCTCCCACGTCAAACTACAGACGCCAGAATTCCTTTTAGTGCTCAATCTAAACTTTCTGAAATTAGATTGCAAAATTCCCTTCCCTTGAATACCCTAGCCCTAGCCGGAAATTGTTTATCCCTTGGAATGTTACCGAAGACTCATGTCCCTAGTAAAACCCAAATCGAGCCCTCCCTCGTCACTGGTACTCTTCAAGAACCAGTGATGAAACCAGCCCATTTGAAACCCGTTAAAGTAGATGGACAATTCATCGACCCCATGACCAAAGGAATCAAGAAAATTTTGACAGTATCCCCCCCTCTCCGAGAAGAAATTCTCAAAATTGTTGTTGACGATGTGAAACACCTTCATACCGGCGGCGATAGCGACAAACGTGTTTTGTCTTTCGAAGAAGCAATTACTGGACTACCCAACGACCCATTGTATTCTCCACTCAATAGAACCACCTCAGCAGGTTATCCGTATAACATTGGAGCTGTAGGTCCTGGCAAACGCCCGGCCCTCGGTTATGATGAATATACGTTTGACTCTGAACTAGCTATTGAGTTGAGAAATGATGTGGAAACGCTGATTGAACAAGCGAAAGCTAATCAGCGTGGAGACGTAGTTTGGAATGCAACTTTGAAAGATGAAAGACGAATGAAAGCTAAAGTCGACGAGATCAAAACAAGAGTTTTCACTGCTGGTCCACAACACTTTACTATAGCCTTTCGTCAATACTTCCTTGGTTTCATGGTACATGTTGCTCGCAACAAAATCGACAATGAAATAGGAGTAGGGACGAACGTATATAGTATGGACTGGCATCACACAGCACTTCGGTTACAGGAGAAAGGCGATAAAGTCATAGCTGGAGACTTCTCTAACTATGATGGATCGCTCCTTGCTGAAGTGATGTGGGAAATTCTTGATTTGATCAATGAATGGTACGACGACGGACCTGAAAACGCTCAAATTCGACAAGTTCTTTTCCAAGATATATGCCACGCACGTATTTTGGTAGGAGAAGAGCTAATTCAAAGTGACCATTCCCAGCCTTCTGGCAATCCGGGAACGGTTATTTTCAATTCTCTTTTCAACCAAATTATTATGCGCTACGCTTATATGTTGTGTAAAGAAAAAGCAGGTTTGCCTCTTTATTGTGACTTTATTGACACAGTAAGTATGCAAACCTATGGTGACGACAATGTTCTGAATATTAGCGAGGAAGTTGTGGAGTGGTATAATCAAATTACCATTTCAGAATCACTTGCTACTATCGGAATGACCTACACTGATGAAGCCAAGACAGGAGAATTGGTAAAGTATCGTTCGCTTGCTGAGATTGGATACCTGAAAAGGAATTTCAAACTCAGTGAGTGTGGTATATACCAAGCT